TACCAGTGAAGATTTAAAATGGGACGCCCTATGCTTCGCTATAGGGGCGTCATTTCAAATCGTTACTGATATCTGACCCTTGGAGAATTAAAATGTCCCATTTTAATTCTTCAAGGGTTTAAATAAACCAAATCGCGATTATTTCGATTATAAATAATCACTGACATAATCGAATTAGAAACCCAGAATATTTGCTGTGTTTGGATGAGACCAAGGCCTATACCAGTGTAGGCCATATTTCCGTGTCTGTTGGATTGTTCGTATATGATATATGGTAAGGGTGTGAAATATACACGCGCAATATTTGTTGCTAACTCCATTATCATGTTATCACGAGATATCTTTATGTTTATTATATCAACATAAAAATATACTCTTATACACATCAATAATGTCAAATTGGATTTACAATAATAATATTTCAGAAGAAGACAGAATATATGTTTTTGAAAGAGACCGCAAATACATTGTAAAACATCCATATGGTGGTGTATATAACAAATTTATCTATATTGAACGACATTCAACATCACAGAATCATCATTATTTTCTTCATGAGAATGGCGATACAACAATATTACACATAAATTTTCGATACTATTCTCTCGGGCGAATTTTAGTGAGGGGCTTGCCGGATAAAGTCCAAGAGGATATAAAACTAAATGAAATTGCACTTTTTATTTAAGGAGATGGCGAAAAACATAATAAAAGAATATTTTTTATATTTTATACACAAACAAACATGTCAACTGATTATTTGATGAATACAGCAACAGTTTTGTATTTAGTATGTTATGTGCCTGAATTCTATGCAAATTATATAAATAAAAACGCTAATTTATATAATGTTTTTGAAAAAGTAGTTATGTTAACAGCAACCAGTTTTGGATTAGGATATGCTGTAAGTATAGAAAACCAAACATTAATAGCTAATTATGGGCCTCTGATTGCTCTAGATTCGATAGCCCTTCTAATGCGTTCTTATTATGCCTATAAAAACCGTCATATAGATGTTCGTATTTTAGACCACGAAGAAACAAAAAATCCGATTCAAGAAAATGAAAATGATTTGGATTTATAAATATATATTATAACAAGACAATGGAAAAACAAACAGAAAAACTTGCACTAGATAGCTACATAATAACAACTTTCTGTCATGGTCCAAAATATACACCGGTTTTACCTCATTGGAAAAAATGTATTGAAACCACCTGTCCGAATGCGTCCGTCGAAGTCCTGGACAAAATAGAAATTAAATTGAACATGAATAAATACGCATGGTGGGATGTTCTCCGTTTATACAAAAACTTAGAATTAATAAAGACCACCGATATACCAGTGGTCCATATAGACCTCGATGTAATTGTCAAGAAGGATATTACACCATTAGTCAAACTAGACTATGATATAATATTCGCAAGAGAAATCGGGGTTTCGAAAGCCTTCCCACCCGAATTTAGCAGCCGTCTCGGATTTGCAATATCTTCAGGATTTCACGTGATAAAACCCAGAGGATATGGGTTCATGCATAAAATGATGGGTCTTATGGGTCGTTTAATAAATCAATCATATAGTGATAGTTTCAATATAATGAAATATATTTTGGGTCATGAACATACGATTGATATAGTTCATTTCAAAGAATACAAAAACAATATAATAAATATCGAAGGAATCCGGATTTGCGTTTTGGATTTCGGGATTATTGAACGAGAACCTATTTTTGACCAGGGACAATATGCCTTACATATAAACGTAGACAATGTTGGCGGATATAATGAATTCGCTCGTTATTTTACAGAACCACTTGAAAACCTACCGACGCCATGTAGGTGTAGAATAAAATATATGGCCGAAAAATCCGAATGTCCTCATATGAGAATTAGACAATTGAACAAAATAAAATAGATAAATAATAAGAGAATAATAAGAGAATAATAAGAGAATAAAAATAATAATAAATAATATAATAAACAAAAATGTATACAATTACTACATTTTGTTACGGTCCAAAATATACACCGATTATACCATATTGGAAAAATTGTATAGAAACTATTTGTCCAGAATCATCTATTTTTATATTAGATAAAATAAACTTACAATTAGATTTTAAGAAATATGCTTGGTGGGATATTCTCCGTTTATTTAACAATATAAAAATAGTAAAAGAAACAAATAAACCAGTAGTTCATATAGATGTGGATATAGTTGTCAAAAAGAATATTCGACCATTAGTCGAATTAGAGTATGATATAATAATTTCAAGGGAAATTGGAGGAAATCAAGCATTTCCGAAAGAATGTAGTGAAAAATTGGGGTTCGGTATATGTTCAGGTTTCTATGTGATAAAACCGCGTGCTATACCATTCATGACAAATAATTTAAATAACATGTTAAAAACAAAATATAATACATATAGCGACCAGGAAACATTAATGAATTATATAGTGAATACTCCACATACGGTAGAAACCGTTAATTATGGAAAATTTAAGAACCAAATAATAAACATAGATGGAATTCGTATTTGTGTTCTTGATTTTGGAATCGTTATAAGAGACCCTATATTTGATAGAGACCAATATGCTAATCATATAAATATTGATAATGTAGGCGGCGTATCAAATTTTATCCGTTATTTTTCTAGTCCGCTTGACGCATTGCCGCTTACATGCCGATGTGGAAAAAAGCATTTGGGAGATAGTTCCGAATGTCCTCATATAGCTATTCGTCGTCTCGGTCGAAACACCGAGGAACGAACCTAGACTTTTTACCATCAAATATCCACGGCTTATGTTGTCCCAATCCATTTATTCAGGTTTGGATGATGATATAATCTTGGGGTTTTTTCAGGATAAACGACTGAATTTGAATTATATGATTAAAACAACCCTAATCCAAAACATAAATAACCATCATTCACCTGGTCAATCGTATATATAACTAGATAATTTCAAGAAGGTCATGTAGATAAATATACAATGATGGCTTTGTATATTTATTTTTTCTTTATTTTCTTTATTTACACATACAAACTCTGGTTTGTAGCAACATATTTCAATAAAAGCGGCTCGATTTCTTTCAGGGCTGTCAAGAAGGATAGATTATCAATGGTCTCTGCAACGGATTGGAACTCCTTCGCTATAACCACTATTTTCAAAATCGCCTTCGTAAAATCGCCGACCGATATTTCGCATTCCGCCAGGGGCCCCTGGATGAACCATTTACATTCGGTTTCTGTTGTTGCATTACACCATTGGCTTATGAGCGGAACCAAATCGTACATATAATCAAAATTTGTTTTTGGTAATTGATATTTATCTTCTTTCTCTATATAAAACGCGGTAGCTTTGTCCAATGCCTTAAAATCGGCAGTCATCGCTGACTGATTCGACAAATCGGGTCTCTGTGCTCTCGACTCTTCTGGAACCCTTATATCAGTAAAGATAGACAGCATGACGGTAATCTGAATAGCAGTATAAGAAGTAAATCCAGTATGTCTAACGATGTCTGCGCCAATCATAGGATAAATCTCGTGAATCTGTCCGGCAACCTTACCATAAAGTGTTAATTCGCCATTCTCAATGAAACCGGCTTCTTTTAATATTTCCACAAAATACCCAATTTGAATTTCCGAGTAATTCGCGGTATATTCAAGATTTTTTTTGGATGAATCGATATCTATTTGTAATTCCTTTATCTCCGTGTGTTTTTTCAAATCCTCGTCGAATGTCTTATAGTCCAATTTAATATCTTGAATCCGCCTATTATATTCCTTTTGTTTTTTCGCGGAATACATCGAGAAGTTCTCCTTGATATCCATAACTTCTTGACAAATTTCCGGAGGTGTTCGAAGAAGGGCGAGAGATTCTTTCTTTTTGTCATATAAAACTATTTTGTCTTCTAATTCTTTGGACGCCATTTTAATATATTCATCGAGTTCTCTCTGTAGCATCGATTGTCTCACCAACCCTGGATTCCCTTGCTCAATCTTTTCATTAGGGGTTTGAAAAAGCCGAAATATAAGCGGATAAGATATTTTGAATTTCGAGACCAATTTCTGCGGTTTACCGCATAATATCTGTTTGTATTCATTTACAGAAGGGATGTCAAAAAGGTTATTACAATGCACTACGTGTCCAACTGTGTCGATGCCTCGCCTCCCAGCACGACCCGCCATCTGGGTATATTCATGAGGTAATAAATACCGCATGGTAGACCCGTCGAATTTTGTCAGGGCTGAGAACACAGCAGTTTTTATAGGACAATCTAGACCGATTGCGAAGGATTCCGTAGCAAAAAGAACCTTAATATATTTCTTCGAGATCATTAATTCGACAATCTCGCGCAAAACCGGAATCATGCCCGAATGATGAATTCCGACGCCTTTCTCCAATAGGGCCACCAGGTCATTATATTCGGGGAGTTCTAAATACTCCCTATAATTGGAGAACCGGCGAATAATTTGTTCGCATTCATTCCGGACAATGTAGGGAATCTTGCTATCATCCTCCAATAAATTCGTAGTTATATCTTTGGCACATTGTTCGACAGATTTCCTCGAGAAAACAAAGACAATTGCGGGGAGCATTTCATTCTGTTTTAGATAGCCTACAAGATGGTTCAAGACAAATTTGCGTTTCATATACATCTGGTGTTTGTCAAAAAGGTTTATCATTTTATTGATCTCATGATATCCTTCGTCTTTGAACTGTCCTGTTGGGGTTCTCAAGAGAACTAATTTATTCGCGGAATCCCGAATTTGTTGTTGAACGGTCTTATCTTTTATTGTTTTAAAAGGGGTCTCAGTAGTCGCGAAATATCCATAATGAGTTAGGGGAACCACACGATGATCGGTCGAAGCCAGATATACCTTCTTGACATCCTCCTGCAAGTTATTAAGGGTAATATTTTGAAGGGGCTTCCGGTTCTCAATCCATTCAGCAAATCCTGTAGGATTATCTATTGTTGCGGAAAGCATAACCATCTGGATATGTCTAGGAAGCATCAAAATTGTTTGTTCCCAATTTTGTCCTCTATCGGCATCATTGATATAATGCACCTCGTCAAAAACAACACATCCAAGATCGTTCTCGATATCCATCTGGAAAGACAACGGTGACACAGAAGAAGACGGGGTTTGAGCGGTTGATGAAAAGAGAGCATTCATTAAGATTTCAGTTGTCATTATCAGGACATCTGCCGTAGGATTCGCCTTGATATCTCCAGTGAGTAGTCCAAAAGAAATATGTGGATATTTCTTCGTGAATTCATAGAACTTCTGATTACTGAGGGCTTTAATAGGACTAGTATAAATGACCTTCTTGTTTTTGGTTGTGAAATAATTAATAGCAAATTCCGCGGGAAGAGTCTTTCCTGAACCCGTATGAGCAGTAACGAGAACATGTTGACCCTTCATGATACCATCGATAGCGTATTTTTGGAAATCACTGAGGGGATAGGGATATGGGGGAATATTTTGAGGAAGTTCTAGTTCGCCTTCGAATTTATTGTTGCATAAAAAAACCATGGTCTAATTATAGTGTCGAATTACATCTATATTATTTTACTAAATAATATGTCATTTTCTTATAGTGAGAACCAATAAATGAAGCAATTTAATAACCCCTTGGCAATGGGCGTCATAAAGAGACCAATCGATAAGAGAATGATAGAGAACCTCTTCGGCATGTAAATAAATCCTGAAAATGACCTTTATTTTTTGGGATTTGAGGGTTTCCAATCCCCAGAAATTATTGATAGCCACCAGCCGTGTTTTGATCTCTTCATTTTGTTGATATTCCCAAGATGTCACCAAATCGTGATTCTGGATTCTAGCGAAATGTGAAGTAAGTGCCTGATAGTAGTTTTCGAATATAAATTTCAATTGTGGGACTTTCTTTCTAGCCAACCCCGCCAAAATGAATTCATCTGTATATTTATGCCGGAGGTTTTCAAGCCTCACTATAGGCGACAAATAAGACATAATCTTTTGGACAATTACTTCGGGGCATCGACCAGACTTCAAACAATGGATTTCGGGAGGCAGATTAGACATATATTTTTTATATTTCCTTACTCGGCGTTTAAAATCTTTTCGTTTTTTTACAATGGCATCCAAAAATTCTTGGGCCATTTTTTCCATTTCATTAATGATGTCTGATTCGGTTTTCATAACGGCTACTTCTACTTTTCGATGGATATTCGCGGATGTGTCATAAAGATTTATTAGCTTGATAGCGTCTTCATGAGCCCCTATAATAGTCCATTTATAGTCCTCCCAAGCATCATGTTTGATATAACTGCTCATAGTGTATTTATAACCTTCTTTTGAGAACATGGTTGATTCGTCTATTAAACAAATAAATATAGATGATATATATTTATTTATTGGATTCAATTTTATTCTACTATACCCCACTTTTGAATAGCTGTCTTATATTGTTCACAAGCAGTATTTTTGTCTATAGCTGAACGCATTGCGGTTGCTCCCGCTTTTGACCCATTTGGATGTCCATGAATAGCACCTCCAGTATTAGCCATAAACTGGATACCAAACTGGTTCTCAATAGCACCTACTAGACCAGGATGCATTCCGCAACTCAAAGCAGGAAGAACATCATGTTTATATAATTCATTCAATATTCCAGTTAATTCGTCTTTTTCAGTAGAACTATATCCTCCCCACATACCAGCATGAATAAAATCGACTCCCATCATTCCTGCCAATTGGCATATCACCGAAAAATCAATCGAAAATCTATGATTCTTATCTGTTAGAATCTTGTCGCCTGATTTTTGGAAATGAACGAAAATAGGAAGATCGAGTTCTCTCACTGCTTTATACACCCCCAATCCATTCCAGAAATTAATATGAACGGCATTTCCACCAAGTTCATGAACTTGTTTTACTCTATCAATTACGTAAGGAAAATCGGAGTTAATACACACCGCATAAATAACGTTCTTTCCAGATTTCTTAATATAATCCATGATTAATGGAACTCTAACAGAAATAGGACAAAAGTCAGGATTAGATAGAATTTCATCTTCCTTAATGAAATTCACACCTCCTTCAACAAGTTCTTGGACCATTTTTAATAATACTTCAGGAGTAATCCCCGTTTTTGGTTTAATAATACCACCTAATACAGGTCTGTCATGAATACCGATATAGTCACGAATTCCTTTGATACCATATTTAGGTCCCAAGAATGCTGATTTTACAGAATCGGGAAATTCGAGAGAAAGAAGACGACAATATGTAATATTATCTATGTCTAATTGTCCACCCATTAATTGAACCATTAACTGAGTAATTCCATCCTCTTTCCAATTTGTATTTACACTTGGAAACGCAATTTGAACGACACCTCTCTTTTGAGTAGCCATTTCATCTCTATTACCTATGACTTTTGCCGAATAAGTAATAAAAAGATCATCGGTTTCCCATTCATTCCTAACATTCGGGTTTCCTACACTTTGACCGATAGCTAATTCCCATGCCGCATCTGCCAAACTATGTTTTCCCTCCAAATCATAAAAAGCAATAACATAACGAGACTTGTCGATTTTATCTAAAAATACTAAATCCATATAAACAATATCGATTAATTCTTTTATATTAATTTTATGAATATAATTATTCCAATGGCAGGATTAGGTTATCGATTTACAAAATATGGATTTTCTATGAATAAATATTTATTACCAGTAGATGTTCATAAAACAAAAATGATTGAAAAAGCAATTGTAACATTGAATATACCAGCCGGTTCTCAATTTATTTTTATTTTAAGAGAAGAATCTGGAGTAGATATAGAACTTCGGAATTATTTATTAGAATTATGTGAAAAACATTCGTATACGTGTAAAATTTTATCAGTTGACCATCTTACAGAAGGACCAACATCGACAGCATATTTGGCAAAAGAAATTGTTAATAATGATATTCCTCTTATAATATCAAACTCAGATCAAATATTAGATTGGAATTTTGAATCTTTTATGAAAACATCTTCTGAATACGATGGTTCTGTTCTCACATATAATCCGCCATATGAATTAATTATAGGTTCCACTGATAAACATAGTTTTGTTAGATCCGATGAAATAACAAAGACCCCAGTTGAATTTGTAGAAAAAACGGTTATTAGCAACGAAGCATTAATTGGTGTGCATTATTATAGTAAAGGTAGTCTATTTGTATCAGCAGCAGAATATTTATTTAATAATAATATTCGTGCACCAAACGGAGAATTTTATTTATCTTATACATATCAAGCATTATTAAATATGGGATATAGTGTAGGAACACATTGTTTAAATGAAACAGAATATTTTTATCCTGTAGGAGAACCTGAAGATTATTTCAAATATTATAATTCTAGTTCTTTATTTTTCAATACAGATATTTCAAATTATAGTGAAGTTATTAAGTCAAACTCATTAGAAAAATGGTTTGATATTTTTCATGGAGTAAAAGGCGAAACGATTTTATTAGAAAATAATTCATTAATTGTATTTAATTCTCCAAGTAAAATAATAACAAATTGTAATTATATTTTTCAAGAAGATACCTATTATATATTAATATACAATATTAATAATATAAAAAACAATACAACAAGCATAGAACATTATACCCGTGGATGGTTAATCGGTGATTTTGAACCAAATATTAAGAGAACTACAGAATATGAAATCGGAATATTATCACATAAAAAAGACGAAAAATGGGGTTTTCATTACCATGAAGAAAGTCGTGAATTAAATATTTTATTATCAGGTGAAATGAATATAAATAATGTATCAATACAAAAAAATACAATATTTATTTTTGAACCAAATACGATATCATGTCCTTTATTTTTGTCTGATTGTATTGTGTTATGTATTAAAATACCATCAAGACCGAATGATAAAATCATTATTTAATTTATCGACAAAATCCGTACAAATTCCATATCCATTACCAAAAACAAAATCATGCCATTCAGGCATAACAATAATCGATCTTTCAGATGTAGGATTTCCTGGATGACTCCATAAAAATAAATGGCTAGTCAATGTATATTGGTCATTTTCATGCCAGAAAATATTCAATTCTTTTATTTGAATCAATTGGTCGAATGCCTCGAAATTTTTACAATGTATCCATATTTTTTCACGGTGTGTCAAGAAGAATGATATATCTACAGGATAATCTGGATGGTCGTGTCCTAAATAATACTGGCCATCAATATACCTAACATCTAATTCACAATCATAACCTTGATTAATAGTTTCTACAATATATTCAGGACGATTTTCTTTTTCAGGATTTGGACCGAAAATATTTCCGCGATGAGCAATAAGTTTCATATGTTTATTTATATATCTTTATTTTATATACCTTCTGGAAAACAATCGAATAAAAGCATCGTAGTTAGAGAACCGCGAAATATTCGGCCTCTGGATTCCACAAGGATCGTGATAAAAGACACTTTCAATCGAAAATCTGGCCGCGATTTCAGCCGTCGGTGTTAGTTTGGCCAAATGAAACGAAAAAAAATGGTCGTCCGTTAGCAAATGTCTTTGACCTACCGGGGTTTGGACTGTTTTTGAAAACTGTTGTGTAGTCATAACAGCCTTCCATACATCTCTTATAGACAACCCTCCGTTAAAAACCGTCAGAAACCCCGACCATTTTGCTTCTTGAGGCGCACCAATATAATCGTATTCTATGAATTCGTCGACGTTATCTTTTAATAAAACCGTATCTACATTAAATATAAGTGCCTTTTTACAATTGTTGTTTAATAAAGTTCTCCATATATCCGGTTTACAAAGCATATTACTATAATCCGTAGATGAAAGTGTCGTCGTATCCAATAAAAAAAATCGAATATTAGGCCATTCTGCTAATCCTTCTTTTATGAACGTGGCATTCAATGAGCTATGAAAAATCGTGAGACCCCATCCTTTTTTTTGTAGCAAATACATGAAATTCTTTATAACTAATATCAATCGTTCATGACACCGGGTTTCTATAATAACACATTGTTTGGGACTTTTTTCAGGGATGTCTTGAAAATAATTGGGAGATAAATCGAATTGTGCTTGATAATCTATCCATTCGGGTATGTCCATTATTCATATAAACCGTGATGTTTTTATATGAATTAATGTCGAATATATTTTAATGATACTTAGCAGTGAATCTTCTGCGAGATTTCACGCTTTTATCCTTACGATAACATTTTGAGTTCCCGCATTTTCGAGTTCCCTTGGGGCATTTCTTCGAACGCAAACCCTTTTTCGAAACGCATAATTTGCTGACAGAGCACCTACGTTTTCCTCTAGAGCAATATGGGGCGGCCATCCTATATATGTCATGAAGAAAATAATGATAGACCCCTTGGAATTCAACATAAATATTACTAAATATCAGATGAATAATACAATTCCTAATATTAGTTGTTTTATATACAAAAAATCTCATCCAAATTTTTCAACAAGTTCAATCTAGACTTAACAATCGTCTGATTGAATTCTCGTTTATATTGTGCCGGATTATTTACAATATCTCGAATAAGTATAATATCCTTTATGATATCTCCAGATAAAACGATTGTATTTTCAGGAAAAAGCGTCGTTCTAGCCCCCCAGTAAATCGGCGTCGTCCCCCATAAAACAGCATTCGTATATTTTTCACTTGTATACGCTTCTGTTTGAAAATTCTCTATACAAATATGAAACTGATAGCGTTCATGTGGTTCGTCGTCATTTTCGAAACCACCTTTCAATCTAGAATCATCTTGATAAAATTGGCATCCACGACCATAAATATGAATATCTAAATCCGTCGCTAAAATAGCCCTTACTAATTCGTGTCTGTATAAATGTCCCGGCGCCTCAGTTTTTTGACTAACCATAATCGACATTAATCGGTCTTTTACAGGTTCTCGTCGAGGAGGAGTTAAATGCCACATAAAAGCATATTTGTTTACAAATGTAGAAGGAAGTCCCGTAGAATCCCCGATAAGATATTGGCCTACGTGTTTTTCGGCATATTGAGCAAATTCGCTATTCACCTTTAGGAACTGAGGCGGTTCAAATGCTAATCCAGCGACGTTCTTTTTCGGTATATTCAAATCAACTATAGGACAATTCATGAGAATTGCATGGGTATAGTCATCTCCATCAGTTATATAAATATCTTTATCAGCACCATAGTTCGGCATTAAATCTGTTTGACAAAGACGTTCGTATACTGATTTACAATTCGTAGAATCACAAAAAGCAGAAAAAATACGAATCCTGTATTGATTTTTTCTATGTCTTTCTAACAATTCAGGCACTCGATTACAGTTTCCCTTCGAATTGAATGCTGAAGAATTATGAATCCTATGTTTTACTAAATACTCCATACAATTATAAAAACGTTTGTTTTGTTTACGTAGACGGAGCCACAAATCATAATCTTCTAGATTCAATGATCCATCCCACCAACATAATTCCTTCTTGATAACCGCGCTGCTATTAATAACGGGATTGACCGCAAAAAAATCCAATTGACTGATATCTCCAATAGGAATAGCCGGCGACCCTCCATGGTCTCCAAAATATAAACACTGTGTTCCTACCACATCGTAACCTGTTTTCAAAAACGGAATTTGTGATGCTAATTTAGTTGGATGCCAGATGTCATCAGCATCTAATATGGCGATGTATTCGTATATTGCAAACTCAAGCATTTTGTTCAATGCAGCAGATTTTCCTTTTTCTGCAAGGTCATGAAGGTCAATTACTCGGATTTTATCATCAGCATATTTCAAGGCAGTTTCATAGACAGGCGAGTTCTTCGGATGGCCATTGACACCGATAATGACTTCCCATTCAGTAAATGTTTGGAATTTTACAGATTGAATTGCATCATCTAAAAATTCGACCCCATTATACAATGCAATAAAAATAGAAATCATATATGGAGTCTACAGTGGTTCTCTTTATTATGTTTTGTCTATATAACCATTCTATCTAATTCAAAATCCGTTGAAACATAAACCAATTATCATAAACAATAGGGTCTTCTCGGTGAAGTTTAAAACGTTGAAGATGTGTAAAAATACAATCGATAATAATAATTTGGTCGTCTTTAACCAAATAGTCATTCTCAAAATAAAGGTCCAATCTTTCGTCGAATATATTGGCCCACCAATATAGATTATCAGTTGTTATTAAAAAGAACCCACCAGCAACCGATGTTTGATTTGGTGGAATTGGATAAATAGGGAGACCATTGGGCTGCTTATTTTTAATAATATTGATTAATGGCATAATATTTAAATTAACGAGTCCATAGTGAATTTTTGTTTTATCGAGCGCATCTAGTTTCGATTGTTTTGGCCAATCTACCAATTCAGACATTGGCATTGATATAAACCGTGGGTCTAATGAATATGGTCTAAAATACCCAATATCGCACCATCCATACCAATCAGGTTCTATTCCAAACAATCTTTCGCTAACGGTTTGTTTTACAAAATAGATTTTTTCAGACCATAGCATATTGACTTCCCATCCAGAACGAGAATTTAACGCCATATTTTTTGCATGATTTTTAATCCAATTCTCTTTATGACGATATTGATGAAACTCTTCGATTTCTTTGATAACTATTTTTATTTTAGGATTATTAACATATTCTGAAACCATAGAGTAGCTTGTTTTATTAGTATAAATGACCAAGTAATAATTATTTACATTCGAAAGCATTGTGTCTATCCATTCTTTATAAAGTTTATAATCAAATTTTGCTTTAAAACAATACCAACAAGTTGAAAAAATAATCATCCGATTATACAAATATATATAATAAAATCCTTATATCAAAAATCGATAAAGACGTCATTATTAATTTCCAATATAGGTATTTTGAAAAACGGATTCAAATTATATCCAATAGAATAATCTTCGAAATATTCTGTTTCTATACTCGTTTTTTTGGTTAATAAATCTGCAATGGCAATTCTCGAAAGAACATAAAACCTTCCATTACAATATTCGTTTTTCCTCATAAAAATATCGCGAGGTAATTCCGGATGGTATTCCCAATATCCAGAAAACTCTTCTTTCTCTATCTTACATATTCTTCCAGCATAATGGACATCGTCGTTTAATTGCGGAATCAATCTATCGAAAAAAGTGGGGTCTGTTAGAACCTGGTCATCATCTGTCTTAAAGATATATTTATATGGATGAACAGCATGAACAGCTTCATATGCTCTTATAACCTTTTTAGGAAGAGAACAATAATCGTCATCGACTTTCAAATAAAGGATTCTATTGGCTTCATCGAATATAAACGGGACATCTAATTCAGGCTTACCAATGACGTGATAATAGGGTATTTTGATGTGCTTAAGCCATCCGTCTTTTTGATAATGTGCTTTATGCTCATACCTTTCACAGTTCATGATAAGGAGGATATAATCGGTTATCATATAGAAACCATTTAAAAATATTTCTATATTTTTTGTAATGAAAGGGGTTTATATTAATTTAGATTGTAGGACAGATAGAAGAGAACATTTTGAAAATGTAAAAAAACAATACCCATTTTTTTCAAGTATAGAACGAATGTCAGCAATCGAAAATAACGACGGACCATTCGGATGTTGTATGTCGCATATAAACGCATTAGAATTATTATCAACAACTGATAATATATATGCTGCTATATTCGAAGATGACTTTTTCATTTTTGACACCAACCATTTTTCAAAATTTGTCTTGGAATTCGAAAATATAAAAGACATCGATGAGTGGGATGTAATTGTTCTTACACCTAGGGGTTCGTCGATTGAAGGTAGTGCTAATATGGGACTAGCAGGATTCAAAAAAATAATAGACCATCAAACAGCAACTGGTTATATTGTAAAAACCAAATTTATACCAACTCTATTGGAAAACCTGAAAGAAGCATGTAGGTTACAACAAATAGGTATAGACAAAAACATATCAGCAAATGACCAGTATTGGAAGAGACTACAATTAACTAGTAATTTCTATTACTTTGCCGATGTATTTGGAGGACAATTACCTTGTTGGTCAAACATCGAAAATCGGTGGGTCGATTATAATGAACGATTTCGTAATCAACATCTATTTTGATGGTGAAATATATTTAGTAAAGATATATGAATCAAATAGAAAGAACAAATCAACCGTTTCAAGGTATTATTCCTACCCCTGCCGGAATTCTTTATGGACAGAACGCAAGGGTCGACGAATTGAATGACAGGATTTTATCTCGATTTTCGTGTGATGCACCTCTACAGGCCAATTTCGATGTCCGTCCTGTTCCTACAAAATATGCAAGATTCCCTGTTATTGATAGAGTGACCCAGCCTAAAATAGGTATCAAAGACCGAGGAGATTTTAGAGTCTCTGATAATTTCGCCCCAGTTCAGAGCAATGGTCCTGTAGATGGATATTTTTCACAAGTCGATAAAGAGTCCACTTTGCGTAATCAGTTTTTCGCCATTCAGTCAGCACCTCAAGCTGCTTATATCCCTAAGTCCGATAGCGATTTGTATAAGGTGAAGATGCCTACACCATCTACGAATGAACCCCAACCTCATCCATCTCTTTTTGAACGTTATAGAATGGATGTTTTAGCACCGGTTCGAAATGCCGACCCCAATATAGGACATAAAACCTTCATGAATGATACCAGGGTTCAATTAAGGGGAGGTGTGCTCAATCCTAATGTCTAGGTCTCCTCCATTTATTATACAAAACCGATGAATTTCATTTATCTCTATAAATAAATGAAATACCTGGCAATACTATTAATTATATGTGCAATCGTATTAGTTTATATATATATTACCAAACCAAAAAGAGTCGAAGCTTTTCAACAATCGGAAAAATTTGTCGTTCGAACAAATTCCGAAATATATGATGATTTCTACAGTGAAATCTACGATGAATTAATGGTTCCTGAACCAAGAGTGAATTACGAGTTGGATTTGATAATAAACACGATTCAACCGGATAAATCATTCACAAAAATCCTAGATGTAGGGGCTGGAACAGGCACGCTTGTTGATACATTGTCAAAAAGAGGTTATATGGTGACGGGCGTTGATCGGTCCACATCGATGGTGAAAAAATCGGGTCGGCCATTGATCCGGGGAGATGTTATGGACCCCATGCTATTCGATAGGGGATCATTCAACGTGATATTATGTTTGGATTTTACTATTTACGAGATGACGGACAAACGTGGGTTTTTCAAGAACGCTTTTTACTGGTTAGAGAACCATGGTTATTTAGTGATTCATTTAGCGGATAAAGATAGGTTCAACGCAATAATACCGGGGGCTAAACCGGAGGTTCTCGATACAGTAGAGCAATTAGGTCCAGAAAGAATAAAAAAGACAGAAATCGATTTCGGGGATTTCACATATTCTTCGGATTATGTTTATGGAGAGGGTTGCCGGGTTTGTCATAAAGAATCATTTGTGGATAAGGCTTCCCAAAACATACGGCAGAACGAATTGACGCTTTATATGGAGAATCCTGATGAAATCATTGATTTATCCATTCAATCTGGGTTTACAGTGAAGGGTGGGTTCTCATTGGCGAATGGACCTTTACGGGATGCTGCCCAGCAGATTATTATTTTTGAACGCGTCTAATCAAACGTCAGAAGGTCCAGTGTGGTTCCGCCTGTTTTTATTTTTAAGCTTTCGATTTCTTTTATTTTTGTATCTAATTGCCGGGTAAGTTGCGCAATGATTATCTGCTGGTTCTTCACGGTTTCTTTTAACTGTGTTGATTCGATATAATGATTTGAACGATTCGCGTTCATATCATCGAGCCATTTTTGATGGACCTTCGTTTTGAGATGTTCTTTCAACTTAGGTTTGGATTCATAGACTTTTTCTTTCCTGGCCCCACAGGGGCATTGGATACCATGTTTGAAAAACGCCGGTAGTTTATCGATGTATTTTCCTGTTTCGTCGATGCTAGGGGCGTATGTATCGGGTTCTGTTATTAATTCCATTTTTCTCTTGTGTATACGTATTTATTTTTGACACTTATTTGAATCAATTTTCCGGGGGGCTTTGCCCCCCTGGACGACCCCCCATTCAGCGGGATACTTTATTTCACAGGGTTGTCAAGAAGATATTATTGTTATGCCTTCGGCACCTTGAAATTATATAAATGGCCGAATTTATATAATTAAATGAATCAAATAAATCAGTTGATAGACCGAGCATTTCTTTATGACAATCTACCGCAGTATATTTTGTTATCCATTTTGTTCATATTATTTGTCGTATTTTTATACATAAAACTAGCATTCCCTTTTTGGAATATCCAGCCCGTATATCATGTATATGATTTCTGGCGGTCTATATACAGGACACCTTTCCGGATTTACAAACAGTTCCACCCGAAAGTCCGGACAAAATACTGTAAGCCCGAATTGGTCGAAACCATGGGATTCGTCGATGCTTCGCCAGAAAAGAAAAAAGAATTTGTGAATTTATTACAATGTTATTCATTGGCCGACGAAAACGCCATTTATATGTTTCATTTAGACAATTTAGAAGCCTATTTTGGTGGTCATTTGTATTCTTCTTATTTGTCGTTTTATACAGAGGTTTTTTATAAATCGGTAGAGGGTGATATCATAAAGGAAAATGTGCCGAAGGGATGTATAAGTAGTCGGTCAGGGGTTCTCATAGCGAGTGGTCATAAAGAGAATATATATTATATTGACTTCATGACAATTGTTCGTGGGTTGCCGAATGGTGCTGGTTTAAATATGACTCGGGAATTATTCGATACACATATTTATAATGTGGGTCTTCGTGAATGGCGTAACTCGATTGATATAAAAGAAAGTTCTCGTATAGGGCCGATAGGAGTAGGACTATTTAAACGGATGGGTTTTAACCTAGATGGGATAGTTCCACTTGTGCGGTTTACAAGTCGGTCCTATGAGATTCCTAATAATCCGGGGTTTTATAAGGGAATCCGGTATCCCGAACACGTGGTATTAACAGAAATTTGTAGTAATAATTTGAGGAAAATGACAGATGGGCTAGAAATGTCTTCTACAAAATTCGCGATATATGGCGTGACGGATATAGCGAACTTGATTGGATTAATAAAAGCGGGAGTCCTGTATGTGTATGTATTAGAACGGCTAGGGGAAGTATTGGCTATGTATTTTTTCAGGGATACACGGATAAGGTATGAAGGGTTAACAGAAAGAGACACGGGTGCTGTATTGGAACTAGCGGGTTCGATTTATATATCGGGTTCTGTAGGACTATTCCAGAATGGATTTATGGGAGCTTTATATGATATCTTTAAGGGAAAACCGGTATATCGTAGAATACAAATCGATGATATATCAGATAACGGGGGATTAGATTTTAGAGAATTATATTTTTTGGGAGAGGAAAAGGGAGGCTATTATTTATTTAATTATGTGATGCCTTTTTCTTGTTCTCCTGGAGGATGTTTTTTGCTTTTTTGATTTGTTTGAATGGCGTGCTTTATTTTTTAGACCTCCCCTCATATATACATCTGGCGGAATATTAATTCGACTGACTGAACTATTATAAACATCAAATTCTCTATTGATATATGAATCAACCCGAATGCTCTCTATAATACTTTCCAATATCTCTTTACATAAAATTATAATATTATCTGTGCTGTAAAAAGGATTGTAATAAAATTCATATGTTAACATATCATATACAGAACCATAATCATCACTATTTAATAGTTTAATAAACTTTTGTTCTATTATGGTTTTGACATCACGGTTTAACCTTTTTATCAAAGAATTGAATATCGTTGTAATTTTATTTTGTAATTCTTTGATCGCCAATTTATCCGTGTTTTTTGTAGTATATTTATCTTCTAAAAAAGCACTTTCTTCTTTCTCAGGGTGGTTCTTTGTATAAAATGAATTCCTTCCACCTATAACTCCTGTGCTAACAGATTTTATAATAGCTTCTAAATTTAATTTATCTCTATCAGTAGATAAAAAAACATCATCTGTAATATAAAATTTAAATCTTGTACGAATAAGTGTAAACCCATTTCCCACATTTCCGCTTCTTATAAGAGGTAAAAGCCCGTATTGTTTTAAATCTGTATATGAAGTAAAACCGGCATCAGTACCAGGATTGTATGTTAGGCTATCGACAAATGTATATATTGTTACGAGACGATCACGTATAGTTTCAAGTAACGTATCTATACTTGGTCTCAAGTTTCGATTTCCTATATTGACCTCACATTGTGGTGTTTCAATTATTCTATTAAAATGAGTAATTTCAATTCGGTAATGATTTAGTATTTCGCGTTTTTCAGAGGCAAACAGACGACTATAATCAGGAGGGGCATCTTTTACATAAACGCGACTAATATGTTTTTCACCCTTTTCATTATGATTCAACACCCAATAAGCGTTATTAACCTTTTGTGAAAATATATCAGCTTGAAGAGCAACCACTGTATCGCAAGTTAATAAAGCGAATGTTTTTTGGGTAAGAGAAAGGCACGCCCATAACCAAAAATAGACTATCATTGTATCGCCTAATGATTTAAAATATAATAATTGTCTTTTGTAATCAAAATTCGTTACTACATCACCTTCAATTTGAGTTTTTTTTTGAGCGTTCCCTGTAGCAATTCTTTTAAATCCATCCTTATTTATCACAATCGGAACATTATTTGATGATAACAATGATATCGTAAAATCATCTCGAGTAACACGCATATTGGATATGTTATACCCAAGTGCTTCAAATACATTTTTAGGTATATCATATGTTGATTGACATCTTAAATTAATATTATTTTTACTACTAGGACCAGTATCCATAAAATTACCTAAACTAAATAGTAATTTCATCTCATTATCTCCAGTGCTTTTTATAATAGGTGTTTTACCATTTGGATCACTATAATTCGGTCCGCAATCAGCTATACCAAAATCAGCATTAAGTGTATTATCATCGTCAAATACGTTCAAAACACTTCCCTTCCTTCGTGTATATGTAAGACAACGAATTTGTCTTTTACTCACCTTAGATTCAAAATGAGCTTTAATATATTCTGGTAGACTTTTGCATTCTGACTGATTAATTTGTTCTGTTGGTTCAGTAATATCAAAAACAGCATATGCTAAATCGGTAGATGAACCATCTTTTACAGCATCCCATGCTTTCATTAATTTAAGTGAACGTTGATGTAATAATCTACGTAAATTATTAGTAGTTGCGTGTTGATAATTTAATATCTTTTGTTGTAAAAACGCACTAGTAGGCATACTACCAATATTTAATTGTGCCATCCAATATACATTCACCTAACATATTTTCCAGTTTTCAAAAAAGTGTCCAGAACAAAGATTATAAAAATCCCAGTAAAAGAATACAAAACAAATTCTTCCGTAATATTCGCGGTTTTTTCAGCTTCCATGTTCTCCAACATATGTATCATATAATTAATTTTGTCAATAAGTTTACTATCTCCTCCTCCAAGGTTAGAGAACCCTTCGGCACCATTCGATAGTCCCATCATAGAATAATACGGTTTTGTAGATGGTACACTCTGTATCCCGCTATAAACATCCCGGTAGTTTCCTAAAGGCTTATCATCATTGGTGTAAGCAGGATAATTATAAGAAGTTCTCTCGGCAGACCTGTCGGACGACGATGACTGCCTGTCTGTAGACCTATCCATAGATGGAGGCATTTGTAAAGGCATCCCTAAATTCGTATCAAAAAGTTTTTTCTGTTGAATCTCCGGATTCGGAGGAGGTGTAAAATCCGCTAAACCAGAACCGTCATTCTCGATCGAAACAGCTGACATCTGGTTAATAATCTCAGTGACTCGGTTGGTTCTCTCATCTGCACGTTCTTCGACCTCTGTAATATCATAAATCATGAAATCCTGTTTTTGAACCGGTTGAACATCGATACTTGGAGGTTTCGATTTAATAGTCTTCCGGTTCATTGCAGGAGTTCTCTTTTTATTAGGAAGCTCGTCATTCGTCCAAGGAAATGCCGTTGAAACTAAAGACATGGACCTTTATCTAAAAAATGCCCAGATAATAATTCGTTGAACAAACGTCAGATGAAATATATGGACCTCCTATATATAGAAAAATGAATCTCATCTTAAACTTTTTACCAATGGTTCTCCTTTATTTAATAGCAACCTATTCACCCCAAGTTGCCCGTATTAGTCATACAGTTTTAGGAAAAGTCATCGCTATAGGATTAATCGTTTTATACTCTTTTTTCGATATCGTTTCAGGATTACTAGTATGCGCCCTCATTATTTTCTATTACCAGACTGATTACGTGGAGTCGTTTTCGAATCCCGATAATGAAGAAGACGATAAACAAAACAAAGAACAATTTACAACGGTGGTCAAAAACGAGGTTCTAATAGTGGGTAAAATCGCTGCGCCCATGAAAACCCAAGTTGAAGGTCATCAAGAAGTATTATCTTCTGGACCAGGAGAAGCATTGGAAGACGCCTATCCATTAGAGCCGACGATAACCAAGGACATTGCAACAGACAAAAAAACGGCAGATTTCAGAAAGAAACATTGCTCTAAAGGCCATCTAAAGCATAAGGGTCAAGTAGTAAATCCTGAGATGGCCGAGCACGTCTTCCCCGAAATAAAACAAGATGATTTCCGTAAATGTAATGTATGTGACCCCATGTGTAGGTTTGAATTAATCAACACGCAATCAGAAAAATTAATGAAAGCCGAAGAGAATTTAACGAAACCTAAATCGTCGAATGATTTCTTCGATGTGGTCTGGAAGAACTTAGTAGAAAATAACAAATAAAATATAATAAAAACATATAGAATGGTCAAGAAGAATCAATCAGTTTCATCAATAAATCCATTCATAGCCCCAGCAAATAAACCGAGCAAACAACCTCCAGCAAAGACAATGTTCGAATACCTAAATAATCATATACGTTCTTTAAATGATAGCAAAATTTTTGCAGGAATAATGATTATCATTATTAATATTGCGTCGAAATTCGTAACATTCAAAGTAAGTAAAACGGTCGAATCCTATTTGAAATTCACCTTTAGTCGTGATATATTGGTGTTTGCTATTACATGGATGGGAACCCGTGATATTTATATTGCTATAGGAATGACATTACTATTTGTTTTCATTGCAGATTATTTGTTGAATGAGAATAGTGCGTTTTGCTGTTTACCTAAGTCATATACATCGAGACAAGTGGCTCTTCTTGACAATCCAAATAAAGAACCCACACAGGAAGAGATAGTAAAAGCGAAAATGGTATTGGAAAAAGTGAACCCACAAGGGGATAGTTTAGCGGACCCTAATCATAATCAGGTTTATAAAGAAGGATTCTATTCAGGGGTAAACCCCATGGACGACCCCCATGCTCCACCAACTATCCGGGGATAAATCAAGGGCTTCCCTACGGGCCACTGGACGACCCCAGGCTCCGCCATTAATTATAATAATTCCTACATGATCTCAAGTAGGAATTATTCTTTCCTCGATTCTTAGATTTTGTTATAAGGTCAAGTAGGAATTATTATAAATGCTTCAGACCCAGGAATCTTATACCCGAATTGGTATCCGTATCAATTGGGAGCATACCCCAGAAAAACGCGTCTCCGAATTTGTCAGAAAGATGGGTTACGAGATTCTTGCTGCCGAACTCATTGACAAGTGCCGAGCCATTTTGGAATTCGCCAAGACCAACACGCTGGATTAAACCTTACAAATACGAACTCGAACGTATGCCGGCGGAATAAGGTAAGCGCTTTTACATAAAAAAAATCCAAAAAAATATAAAAAGACCCCCGATTGGGGGGTTTTTTACACCTTTTAACCTTTACTATGAAGTGAATCGCCGATTTATCGTTTACAAAGTTGCTACACAGTAAAGTTATATAATTACTTCATCGCTATTACGAAGTGCGCTGTAGATGCCGACCCTTGTGGACAATATTTTACTTCGTAGTAAATGTAAAAAGGTGTAATGCTGTCATAAAGATAATATTAACCTCTTTAGGACTCTCCCCACAAGTATAAACCTGGAGATATAATCTATATAATATATAAATGGCCAGGATCGATATACGAGAAATAAGTATATTATTGGATACAAATATTCCAGGTAAAGAAATAGTTCCCCTAAAAAAATCCATAATATACCAGCCCAAAATAACTGATACGAGTTCTTGGAATGAATTGCCCTACTTTACAAGCGATGCTGAGTATCCAGAAGGGTATTTGGCTCGACTCCCCTATGAAAAGCAAATGGAATTCTTTTTTAATAAAACGACGATGGCAAATACGATTCAATTGAAATCAGGCCTTCTCCCAAAATCAGCCCAATTCCAAGGTGTGCAGACAGAGCAACAGCAAAAACAAGAAAGAGACCAGAACAGTGCTTTAAGACGTAAAGAAGAAAGTATATCGCAAAATGAGCAATTAAAACAAAAACAGAATGCTGAGAAGGCTTCGAAAGATGCCATGAACCAAACCGCCGAAAAAATAAAAGCGCTCGAATTGACACAAATGAAGTTAATAGACCCCACAAGTCAGGTAGATAACATTTCCACTAACACTTTTGATGATTTTATTTTGGCAAAAACTGAAGAAGTCAAGAAGAAAAATCAAGAGTTAGTTCAATTGCTACAAGAAATGAAGGGACTTACAAAGATAAAAGAGATTTTTAAGCCGGAATTTGATCCAGGTTCTCCTGAATTGAAAGAATATATTTCTGCTCTTCCGAAAAAAAATATGTCTCTTGGTTTTTTTGGAGGAGAACCTGTAATAAAAGAGAAAGACGTTTTTGATAAAGATGGTCTATTTACTCCCGAATTCTGTGAATTGAAAGAAAGAAATAAAGTAGATAAATCTATATTCAAAAACGAAACGGATTTAAATGCCTGGACACAATATAAGGCCTCTATAATAAAAACCCTGAATGAATTCATAGGTTCTCCTATCTATCAAAAAAATCCACAATTAATAGAGAAGTTAACAATCCTTCTTGACAGAATAAATGGGATTCAAAACGTTGAATTAACAAAAGGGGAAGCCGGTCAAGAAGAAAATCCTGGAATAGAGAATCGTAATAAAATATGCGCACTATTAATCGCTATAAAAACTACTTTTTCTCAAATAGAACCAATAGATGATAGTATTCTTAAATCCACGCTAGATGTCATAAATAAAATAAAACAAAAAGTCGATACAGAAAAGAGAGTAATATTATTGAATAAGTCCACATTAGAGCAATCGCTTTTAGAAAAATCAACAGCTGAACAGAAACTTCCAGAAACCTTTAATGAAAAAATGACAAAAAATGTGAATTCCGAAATTTTAGCAGCAAAAGAAGCCGAAGAACTCCGTAGTAAAACAACTGAAAAAAACGTAATGATAATGTTACGCCTGATGTTTCCTACAAAATACCCCATAGTCGGTAATGTATTTTCTTCGTTCCATTCCGTAGTAACCGGTGAAAATGACATTAAACTTAAATGGACGGATTTTGTCCCCGGATTTTTAAAAAACCGTATATTCGAAGGATTTGCCGATTATTCCTACTTGAAAATCGACGGTCAAGTATATACCGTTGTTCAGGCCATCTGGCAAAACGATATTTATAATCATAAAGAATACAAAAAGTTAATAGACCAATTCGACGAACTCCAGCGTTGGAAAGAATATCAATTGGTTAAAATAACAGCAGAGTTAGAGAAAAAACGGAAAGCATTCAAACAGTCATATGAAAACCAGTTCAGTCAAGGCGATGTAGATAATATCCGGCGAACTAAATTAGAAAAACCCGAAGATGAGGTGTCAAAAAGATATAATCAGTCAGTGGATACCCTGATAAATATCATGGAAGACTTAATCGCCAGTATAGGAGGAAACGATTATTTGCGCATGAATGATTACGCAAACAAATTTACCAAAAATTTCAATAGCCTACGTCAAGGTTATGAAACCCGTTCTTTATTCAATCCGCAAAATCAGCAAAAATACGAAAATATTACGAAAAAAATGAGTGAAGAAATTGAGAAAATTAAAGACGATGAATATATTTTGGAGAACTATTTGAAGAAACCAGGGATTAATCTTGATTATAAGAACGACACGAAATACCGCCGGATAATGGAACAGAGATATCAAACCTACGTGAAATTCATCGATAATATCCGAAACTTTCGTGCACCTATTCTAGAATCCAGTAATTCATTATTACAGAATTCCATTGAAGACTTTTTGAACAATACTGAAAAATATAAGGGCGTATTTAATTTCTTGATGAATCCTGTGAATATCAAGAAGAATCCATTTTCTTTGATTTTGCCGACGAGCCCTCTCGGAGAACAAGAGAACATACAAAAAGAGGCAGGTAAATATCAAAATCGGATGAATACGGGGGTTTCTATAAGACCGAATTCGAGAGGGGCTTATTATGAAATATACGTTCAGATGAATTTGATTGGAGGGGAGCTGAATGATGATAATAAATCCAAAATAGATTGTATTTATCAAGGGGAAACTTTGGGAGACAAATTATCCAGAATTTTGAATGAAGCGATATACCATCCATGGAATATTAATAGCACGCGTATCTTTTTTGACATTACAAAAGGGGAAACCAAAACGGACCCTAAAAAACAATTACCGGAAGAAAAGGCGGCTACTGCTGCAGATAATAAGTTGTTTGCTTCTTCGTCTTCTTCTTATTCTTCTGAATATGACCGTGGTCAAGAATATTATGGTGGTAAATCCACTAAAAAATATCGACAACGGTTTTTAAAAAGATATACTCGAAAGCATAATTGAATATAAATATTTTTTATAAAAAAATATTTATTAAGCTCCCGCTGGGAATTGAACCCAGGATCGCCAGTTTACAAGACTGGTGCTCTACCACTGAGCCACGAGAGCAAATTAATTTTGATTTACCTATAATATAAACAGTTAATATACTTCTTTACAATTTTACATACATTTTTACATACCTTATCGAACCCATCCGGAAGTCCTTGTCGAAACCATTTTTACATACCTTATAGAAACCATCCTGAAGCCCTTGTCGAAACCATTTTTACATACCTTATCGAAACCATCCTGAAGTCCTTGTCGAAACCATTTTTACATACCTTATATAAACCATTTTTACATACCTTATAGAAACCATCCTGAAGCCCTTGTCGAAACCATTTTTACATACCTTATAGAAACCATCCTGAAGCCCTTGTCGAAACCATTTTTACATACCTTATAGAAACCATCCTGAAGCCCTTGTCGAAATTATTTTTACATACCTTGTCGAAATTATTTTTACATACCTTGTCGAAATTATTTTTACATACCTTGTCGAAACCATCCTGAAGTCCTTGTCGAAACCAGTGTGTCATAAAAAAACTTATGACACAAGTTATTTATTGTTAATTCTTTATATTGGTTTTCATTAAATACTTTATTTTTTCTTGTAGAATACTGGTTTTCCTTCTTTATAAATGCCAACCTCCAAACTAATATCGCCATTCTCATCAACATCATAAATAACACTATCTGTCTCATTCATTACATAATATGTTTTTTCCTTGATTGTCACTTCATAAACCGATTCTTCCTCCTCTTCTGCGGGGGCTCCCGCCCCCTGCACGACCCCCCCATCCTCTTCTGCGGGGGCTCCCGCCCCCTGCACGACCACTCCATCCTCTTCTGCGGGGGCTCCCGCCCCCTGCACGACCCCCCCATCCTCTTCTGCGGGGGCTCCCGCCCCCTGCACGACCCCCCCATCCTCTTCTACCTCTTCTACTTCCTCCTCCTCGACTTCCTCCTCCTCGACTTCCTCCTCCTCGACTTCCTCCTCCTCAACTTCCTCCTCGACTTCCTCCTCGACTTCCTCCTCGACCTCCTCGACTTCCTCCTCTACTTCGACTTCTTCTTCCACTTCCTCCTCCTCGACTTCCTTCTCTACTTCGACCGCATGATATGGTTGATTCGAAGAGTATTGAGGTTCTACTCTATCTCTCGGGTAAGGATAGCTAAACGATGTGGATTCTTTGATTTCATCAGAATCGTCGTCTTCTTCAACCGAAATAGTAATATTTTCTTCTTGTTTTTCAGGAACCTTCTCGACCTTGACTTCGACGACCTTCTCAACTTTGATTTCTACTGGTTTATTGTTCTCCTTACTATAAGGTATAGGAGAAGGATTGACATATGGGTAGTCATCTTCAATAACAATGACTTCTTTTTCTTCTTTAACCAATGACTTAACCCGTTTGGTATCCTTAACATTCGTAAGAAGAACATTCAACAATTGTTTCTCTAATTTTTGAATTTTCTTTTTAAGTGCCCTATTTTTGTCAAGAAGACCAACTACGTATGGATGCTTCTTGACCTCCTCATCGGACATAGTGACGCGGCTCAATTGTTCTTTAATTTTAAACAAATCTTCAGGGATTCTTGCCTGAAGTGCGCTAATATCATCGGTGATTTGTTTCAAAAGGCTCATTTTTAAGAATAATAAAGGTGTCTCTATGCCGTTTAATAAAATGATTCAGGATGAATCAATTTTATATTATCTTTTTATTATATATACATGTCATACATACCATCTAATAAAATTACAGCTGGAAACAATAAAACAAAAAAAAGGTATTCTGGGGGAATAGATGAACCTGTAGGAAATCCTTCATCAAGTTCTCCTGAAAGTTACCAGTCAAATCAACCAAATCAACCAAATCAACCAAATCAACCAAATCAACCAAATCAACCAAATCAAC